TTAGGTGAACATGTCGCCCTGGCGTCGGGCGATCTCTTCTTGGCGTACCGTCTTCACAATCCTGTAAATCCACTGAAGCGACACGCCGAACTTGCGTGCCAGCTCGCTATGGTTAGTCCCGTTGAATTCATCGTAAATCTGTTGATCGCGCCGAGACAGCTTCACGGACAGGCCCATCGGAAAGTAGATGTTCTGCCCGCCCCAGTGAGCCGCCATACGGTCCGCGATCTCGCGGCCCAGCTGCTCGGCCTTGTCATGATCGATATTGGCCAGCTCGACCAGCGTAGCGGCGACATGCACGGAGAGATCGACCAGCAGCTCCGGGCCTTTACTTCGGAATTCTCCCTTCATGCTTCCTCCTCGGCATAGTGCCTCAATACGGTTTGAAACTCGGTTTCGGTCATGTCTGCCACGCTGGCCTTGCGACCCAGTACTAGACCGGCACCATCACGCAACTGCTCTTCTTGGGCCATAAGCATCTCGTAGCTGGTCGGTAGCGCCAGGTGCATGGCCTTGGCCAGCTTGGCACGGCGATCCTTGGTCACGCGTTCGCGCCATTCCTTTAAGTGCTCAATCACCTGGCTGGCCTGCTCGGTCGAGAGCCATTGCAGGGTATCGACCTTGGTCATACGCTTCACGAAGGCACCCAAGGCTGCCTCGGATGAGTTGCGTACTACTTCCATGCCAGCCAGCGCCAGCCACAGGCCGCGAATCATCTTCGACTGATCGTCGCTGGCCTGCGGCCGATCGTTCTTCTTGGAACGCACCTTGAAGCCGCTACGCTTCATGTGTTCCAAAACCTTCTCCAGCTCTGGAACGGTCAAATCGGCCGCAGAAGCCTTGTTACCAATTCGTAGCAAGATGGCACGGTAGCTATCGTCATCCAGTGCAATGTCCCGCTTGGCAACGTGGATCAGCTTGATCAGGCGCTGGCGGGCTTGCTGTATTTCCTGTGCATGCATATCTGGCTGCTCCTCGTCACCCGGCCACCGCGCCAGGCCAACCGCCCCGGCACGGGCACCGTTGCGCCCCTCACACCCCTGCAATATCCAGCGCAATCGGCTGGTACTGGTCGGTATCCCCAATGCGCTCGTACACGCGGATATAGCACTTGCTGCCCACCACCTGCACGGCCTCGCCAATCGCCGTCATCGCGCGCAGCCAGCGCTCATCCTGGATAGCCAGGCGGCGCAGCGACAGCACCCGGCCAGTATTGATTTGCCCCTCCTTATCCGTGTCGAACGCCTGGTTCACGATAGCCTGCAGCTCCGGGCTGGCGCCCTCCGTCCAGTCCGCCAGGCACTCATCAATCAGCACCCGTGCCGCCTGCAGGCGCTCGTCGAATGCGATGCGATCCTGAATGGCGCGCTGGATACGGTACTTGCCGTCGAAGCTATACAGCGTCAGGTTGCCTTTCTTGCCACCCAGCTTGGCGTCGTACTGCTCGGCCGACAGCTCAAGAAACGCCGCAATATCGCCAAAAGCTTCCGCCTTGAATCTGGCCAGCACATCCGTCACGCCACGCGCCTTGCCCACCAGTTCGTTCACCAGGCGGTCGCGCTCTTTGTCGATCGGTTTGATCATGCTTTCCGGGATCAAGCAGCCCTTGGCGTCTTTCCAGTAGCCTGCCGGTACATCCTGTTTGGTCGCACCCATCACGCGCTCCTCCATCCTGTTAAAGGCTCACCGTCACCTTGTGCTCCAGCACCGCCAGAATCCGCACCACGTTCTCATGCGTGATCAAGCGGGTATCAATCCCCAGCTCGTGGTGCAGGCGAACCAGCTCCGCCACCGGCTTGGGCACGTTGCGGCCACTCTCATAGCGGCTGCCACCGGACTGCGTCACCCCCACCTGAGCCCAGAAATCACACTGGTTCAGTCCCTTGCCACTACGCAAAGCGCGATAATCCTTACCCTGCTTACCCATAACGATCTCCCTTCCGTTAATGACCAAACTCGGTCCACACAATCCGGCAGCCCCCCAGGGCAAACTGCCCCTCGCGATACGGGCCAACATGGTCGCGCTGCCCAAAGCTGAAATACACCGCCTCGCCCCGCAGCAATAGCCGCTGGCACAAGCTGCAAGTCTGGATACGGATAGTCGGCCGGGACGGTGCATCCAGCACCACGCCAATCACCGTAAACCCGCTCAAGCTCAAGGCCTCAATCGCCGCAGCCGCTTTCAACGTCGCCGCCAGCATCAAGGCATTCATCGGCTGGCAAGGTGGCGCCACCGCCATCGCAGCCGCCATGTCACACCCCCTTCACAACATCAGCGTTCACCACCGGCACGCCCACCTCGGCCGCCAGATTCATGCAGGCAGTCAGCAGGTTGCCCACCGCCAGCGGGTACAGCAGCGACACCGTCTCCGGCCGGTCGCGGCGTGGAGAGGTCAGGGTCAGCTTGGCGCGCAAGGCGTCGATGCCGCTGGCGTCGATCACTTCGCCCACCTGCTTGCTCAGGCGCTCGAACTTGAACTTCAGGTATTCATCCAGGCGGCCGCCCTCGAGCGGGGCTAGCTCCACCATCTCGCAGCGCTGCACCACTTCGCGCACGGCAGCGTCGCGCTCGGACAGCTTGGTTTTCAGCTCCGGCTGGCCGATCAAGATGATGGCCAGCAGCTTCTTGAAGCCCAGCTCCAGTTCGAAAAAGCGCTTCAGGTGCTTGATAGTCGGGATCGGCAGCGCGTGCGCCTCGTCAATCACCAGGCAATGGCGGTAGCCGGCAGCATGGCTTTCCTTCAATGCCTTGTGCAGTTGGGCAAAGCGCGCCTCCGGGCTGCTCTTCGGCTTCTCCAGCGGGGCCACGGCGGCCATGATCGCCTCGGCGATGTGGGTGGCCTTCAGCGTCTTGCCCTTCTGGTCACTATCCTCCATTGCCAGCACATAAGGCTTGATCAGCAGCACCGGCTGGGTCTCGCGCAGCACACGGTCCTCCAGATCGCGCAGCAGCGTGGTCTTGCCGGCGCCAGACTCGGCCACCACCGCCAGCAAGCCGCCGTGTTTGGCGGTCTGCAGCATGGCCTCGCGCACATAGCGAATGTCGGGGCTAACGTACATATCCTCGTGCGACTGGATGGCGTCATCCGAGAACGGGTCGCGGAACAGGTTGAAATGTTTGCGGGTGGCTGGATAAAGGGTCTGTTTGCGCAGTAGCATGGCGTCCTCCTGGTTGGATTCGGTGGTGGTTTTACTGCCTGTTTTCAGTGGGGAGACCGAGCGGGCCGCCTTATCCGCCAAGACATCGCGCGGCTCGCTCACCTTTTTGAAGGCACTAGCCACATCGGCCTCACTAGCGCCATGCTTTTCCAGATAAACCAGAATGCTTTCCTGCAAATCCAGTTCATCCAGGCTTTTCGGCCATTCACCGTGATTCACCATCTGGGCCACCGCAGCTTGTGACAGACCCAGGTGTCCGGCCAGGTCGGCCTGCTTGCGGCCAACCTTCTGCAATACATATTTCAGCTTCAACATCGCGGGCTCCTTACACCGGTTTCAGCCGGTTTGTGCCAGCGCGCCGGGCGGCATCGCCCCCTCGGCACGGCAGGTCAGCTGCATCACAATGGCGTCCAGCTGGTCTTGGGGTACGCCGGCCGGAAAGCGCTGGGCTAACCACTGGAAGTGATCCGCCGTCCATTCACCACCTGCGGCCGCGACCATCGGCTTGATTTGCTTGGCTGCTTCAATGTGCGAGAGCGGCGGAAACTCGACCTTGGGCGCGGCCAGATCGTGGGCGGTACCGCGACGCGGCAGCCAGGTCGGCAGCTCGGCCTCGTCGATGTGCTTGTAGGGGTCGAGTCGACCACCGAACGGCAGCGCCTTCGCCTTGCGCGCGGCCTCGGCTGCCGCCAGGCTGTCCGTGCCGGTAACGAGCTGCTCGATGTCTTTGATGGCTTTCTGTGCCGGGGTGTCTGCGTGGCGCTTGAACGCTTCGCCGATGGTGGCGGCCGTCCCGGCAAAGCCGTACTCGTTCTTCACCACCTCGCTCACCACATGGCACACCTCGCGGCCATCCTCGCCCACCAGCACCACCTGGGCAGCGTCCTGCCGCCAAGGGTTGCGGGTAATCATCAGCTTCTCGCCCACCATCACCCCCGGCACAGTCGACACGTCGTACTCGCGGCCCTGGAAGGACACGCGCAGCTTCGGCGATACCTTGCGGCTTTCCGGGCTAGCCACCGCCAGTTCGCGGCACACTTCGACCGAGGGCGCCTGTATCAGCTGGCTGGCCAGAATTGACATCCACACCTGGCTGCGGGTCCTGCCGTGGCGGCCATGCACGGCCGTCGCGTTGAAATGGCTGCGCCATTTCTTGGCCAGTGCGTTAAGTTCGTCCAGGCTGTTGACCGGCTGAAACCTGAGACCCGGCTCCAGCTTGCGCTCGATGATGTTGCGGGCGTTCTCCACCTGCCCGGTGGCGCGCGCATTGCCCACCTTGTGCACCATCATCTGTATGCCCAAAGCCCGGCACAGGTTCTGTGTCATCGATGCCGTGTTAGCCGAGCCAGGGTCCATATTCAGGATCAGCGGCACTCCGTGCATCAAGTCAGCACCACCGCGCGCCTGCATGGCATTGATCAGTACCGAGCACAGGTTCTCACCCGACTCGGCGCCCATCACGTACTCGACGTAAATCCAGCCGCTTGCATGGTCGGTAATCTCGTAGCTCCACACCCGGTCATTCGCAATGCGTGCCAGATTCCGGGGCTTGTTCTTGTAGAACTCGGCATGGTCCATCACCCGCAGGCCATTCGCTCGGCGGTCAGCCGAGGGCTTCAGGTAGTAGAGCACGCACAAGCTGGCGTCGATCTGCCAGACATGGTTCGGGTGCCGGCTGGCCAGCTCGGTGACCGGTGCCGGTGCCATCAGTTGATCCGGGTGCAGGCCGTAAGAGCGCAGGGCGCGGATGATGGTGCTCTCGGACAGCAGGCGCAGCTCGCCGCTCTCCTTGTCCAGGCACTCGGCGCGGATCATGCCGTTGGCGCGCAGGGTTTCAATGGCATCACCCACCGAGTACAGGCGCTTGCCGTTCTTCCGGGTGGACGCCATCAGTAGCGCGGAGATCAGCATGGCCTCGTCTCGTGTCAAGGCACTTTGCCCGGCATCGCAGCGGCGTTTGCGCGGCGGGGTCACGGAGACCTCCTTGATCTTCTTCAGCAGCGAGGCCCGCGACAGGCACAGCTCACGGCACGCGGCATCGTAGACAGCCCCTTTGCCGCCGTGCCCGGCAATGCGGGCGGCGTGAGCCACGGCCACCAATCGTTCGGTCAGTACGGCGCCCATCCTCTACACCCCGCCCAGGCCGGCCGGGGCCGCGTCCAGTACCCGCTGCGGGCCCGCCTCACGCAGCCAGTCCGGCACCTCTTCGCCATCCGGCGCATCCTTCACGCCAAATTCGCTGCGCAGCTGGCGCACCGCCAGTGCCATCTGGCCCAGCAGACCCGCCATGAAATCGTCGTGCGGCATGCCATGCTTCTCGGTGTGCTCGGTCAGGGCCTGGAAAGCGGCGCGCAGCTTGCCGCGCACCACCGACTCCGCCTCAAAGGCAAACGCACTGGCCTCCTTGCGCATCGCCTCACCCTCCACATCCGGCGGCGGAGTCTTGACATGGGTCTTGCGCGTGGTGAGCTTGGCGGCCAGTTCGTCAATCTTGGTGTTCTTGTCCGCCAGCAGCCGGCTTTGCGCCTCGGCGTTGCCGCGTGCTTCGCGCAGGGCCATTTTCAGCTCACGGCTAGTCATGCGGTCGATATCGTCCAGCGTCATGCCCGCCACCGTGCCGCCATCCGCCAGCGCCGCCAGCTCCTCGTCGCCCTCCGTCATCAGCTCGAACAACTTGGTCTTGCCCAAAAGCGCCAGCGCTGGCGCTTTTGCCTGCAGCGCAGGCGACAGGTACTTCAGCGAGGCCGCCATCATCCGTTGCGCCGTACGCGCCGGCAGGCCCAGCTGCTCACGCACCACCCCTTCAAACTCGCCATGTGGCTCGTTCTCTTTCAGCAAGATCAGCCGCTTACCGGCCTCCAGCAGTGCCTCCGCACTCTGCGCCATATAAAAGCGTGCTTCGTTCACCACACGTGTGCGGTCATAAGGCAAACCATCGCCAAACTGCTCGGCAATCACCGCCGAGTGTGCTGCCATCAGCGAGCTTGCCGTTACCACATCCGGTGGCAAAGCCACCGCTTGTGTGCCAGGCGGAAGGGTTGTGTGCGCGGTGCGTGCCATATGTGCTCCTTATCGTGTCGTACTCAGGCGGGTACTCAATTCATCCAGCCGGCTACGGGCGTTTTCCACACTGCGCAGAATCCCGATAGCGTGGGCAGCAAACTTCACCGAAGGCCGAATCCGGCCCGTCTCGGGTATGCGCTCGGCAAAGCCTTTCTCCTCCAGCGTGGCCACGTAGCGGGTAATGTTGGACGGCGACAGCCCGGTAGCCCGCGCCAGCTCGCCCGGCGTCAGGCCATAGGCAAAGTGGCCCAGTAGTACCGTCAATACCTCCAGCACTTTCTCGGCACTTTTAGCGGTGTGGTTCGGCATGCTCATTCGTGTGCTCCCAGCTCCAGCTCGGGTTGCAAGTGCTTCTCGACATTGCCGCGATGCCAGGCCAAGCCCTCCATCGCCTGCTGGATAGCAGCCAGTGTGTCCGCCTCCCTGGTCTTGCCCGCGTAAAACTGCAACAGCTGGCCCACCGTATCGTTCAGCACACCCTGTAACACCTGCATGTCCTGGGCGGTGGTGTTACGACCGCTGGGCATGTCGATCAGCAAGCGGCCGCTGCTGGCCGCCAGCCAGCGGGTGACAAAGTCAATGCCACACGCCGTCTCGTAAGGGCGAATCAGGTTGGTAGGCATACGCCCGGTCTGAAACCACTTGTAGAGCGTCCAGTGGTCCGTCAGCCCCATCAGCTCGGCAATGCGCTCCACAGACAGGTTATGGCGCTCGCGTGCGTAGTCCTTACACAGTTCCAGCGCGTGGCGCAGGCTATGCGGCCGCATGCGCTTCCAATTGCGCTTAGTCATTGGAGTGCCTCATTTCGATAGGCTCCAAACAAATTCCCGTTTTGCATCTATGCAAACCATTTGCCGCCCATAGAATGAAAAGCAGATAATCTGCAAACAGGTGTTATCAATGAATGAACAAGATGCCAGCCTGCTAGCCGGGCGCGACGATGCACTCTTTCGTACCCTGGGCCTGCTCATCCGGCAGTTACACGTCAAAGGCATCATTGATGCCCCGGACCTGACGCGTGAAATGCATCTGCTAGCGGGGCAGCTGGATAACACCATCCCCCAGATGCAGCAAAGCGCATCTGGCATGGCCGCTATGGCGGCCACCATTGCCGCGTCGCTGCCGGCCTGGACAGAGGCACGGGTAGTTACAGCGCTATACCAGGGCCAAGCGGACAAGGACCCATCCGGCCACTGAACACCCGCACGCCACCCAGCCGGCGGGCATGAAACAGCCATCGTGCGTTTCATGCCGCGTGCTGCTGCTCAGGCTTCAGGCCAAGCTTCACGGCAATCTCGTGCGCTTTGCCGTAGTGGCCCTTGTCGAAACCGTTCAGCACGCGGTACACAGCGTTGCGGGTATAGCCGTGTTCTTCTGCAAACTGGGTAAAGGTCTTACCCTCGCGGCGGAACTGGGCCTTCACTTGCGCAGGGGTCATCTCAGTGGCTCCTTCGTGTTTTCGCAGCCACCTGGCGGGGTAGGCTGTGTGAATGATGTTGGCGATTTGTTGAAGTGATTATGGGACACATATGTCTGATATGCAAGATTCAAAAGACACATCAGTCTGTTTTTGGCTACAGAAAGAGCGCGACCGCCTGGGGCTAAGCCAGGCCGTCATCGCCGCTGCAGCAGAAGTAGCCGTGAAAACCGTAGGCCGTTGGGAACGAGAAATCGCCATCCCGGCAGATAAATTGAAAAAACTGGCACCACTGGGGTTCGACACACAGTACGTGGTTACCGGGGTGCGCTCATCGGCAGCCCTGACCGCAGACGAACAACAGCTGCTGGCGCTATTCCGTGCCGCACCCATTGCAGTCAAAGCATCTACCGTAGCCGGCTTGGCCGCAGGCGCCGCCATAGCCAGCCCCCCCCAATCAGTAGTCGTAAGCGGTTCAGGCAACCGCGTCGGTGTGCGTGACTACCACGAACACCACGCCAGCGATGAGGGTAAACAGCAAGATGGAGACGCACAGCAAAAGCCATAAAGCGCCGCACGCCGACGTAAGCGGCCATCACCACCGCATTGCCCTGGGTAACTACGTCGAAGTACACCAGGTCAACGGCCTGACCCTAAGCCAGCCACCCCAGCTGGACGTGGTGCCATGCCCCGTGTGCGAGCAGCGCCTGGTTCGCGCCCACATGCCGCAATGCCATCACTGCACCAGCCATGCCCTGCAACAACAGCGCCAGTCGCAGGGCATCCTGCTCCTGCTCGCCTGCCTCATCCTGCTGGCTGCCGGCTATAGCCTCAGCGGCCTGCTGGGCATACCCCCCGCGCACCACCAGCTCGCCGCCACGCTGCTGGCCCTGCTGGCCGGCAGCATCCTGTACGGCCTCTACCTCGCCATACATCGCTGGCTACGGCAGCCGGTGCCCGGCAGCCACGCCGCCACCTGCCGCCAGCTCATCCTGGCCGCCACCCTGGCCACCCTGGGCATGGGTGGCCTCGCCCTGGCACCCCACACCCAGGCCCCCGCATGGCCCGGGCTGGGTGGCTTCGTACTGATGCTGCTGGCCCTGCGCCTGCTCAGGTAAGCGCATCGCCAGCCAATACCACATGGCGTGCATCCCGTCAGGCAGGCAATGCTATGCGACTATGCAATATGGTATTAACATGCAGCCATGACACGCGGCTGCAGGCCTCATTGCAGCGGCATCAGCACAACAAAGGTCACCATGCCACTCTGGCTACGGGCAGGTATCAACGCGATACTTGCCCCGATACAGAGCACACCCAACGGTGACGCCGCTTGCTGAGCACTCACCTGAAATTGAAATAACGTAGAGCAAATTACATGCAAATCCAAGAAGCTATTCTTCATAAGATTTCCAAGGAAGAAAAAACGACTGGTGCCGATTCAGTGTCTGTTACCCCTAGAAAGACACGCCTAGCTATTGATGACCGGCTTCAGAAAACAGCCGAGAATGTTCTCAAGATTTATGCAAAGTCCATCAGCGGATACGGCACCTTTGATGCTAATGAAATTTTGTATCCTTTCCCCGTACTACTACGCAACTATGCTGTAAATGGCACTGACTTTATTGGTTTTACTGAGTCAACTACTGACTTGATTGCCAAGGAGATGAGTAGCGCATTTTTTGCGACTGGCGGGTATGCATTGTTCCTTCGCTATATCAATCAAGGACAAGACTGGTTGCTAGTAGTGATGTTGAAGCTTAAGGCAGGCACAGGTATCAATCAGACGACGCTTGAGCTTCTGGATACATTGACTTTTGATGTTGATCATCTGCACGAAGCTGCACGTATCGACCTGGGTAGGTGGCAGAGAAATCAGCAGCCCTATCTATCTTTCATCAAAAAGCGTAGCGGTGGCGAAGACGTTACCCTGTACTTCCGCAAGGCTTTGGGCTGTACCGAATACAACGAATCCAAGCATAATACCCAGCAGATGCGCGATGCTGTCGAAGCCTACTGTCTCTCGCAAGACTGGACAACAGAGCAAAAGCGTGAGGCACGGCGACGTGTCTACGAGTACTGCGAAGCCAAAACGAAAGCAGAGGAGCCAGTCAACCTGACTGCACTTTCCGCAGTGGTCAATGATCAACAGCCTGATGCGTTTGTAGGTTTCGTACGGGAAAACGGCTACGAAGTCAGCGAAACATTCAAGCCCCATAAAGAGACCTATGTCCGGTTCAAGCGGATCAGTCGTCAGTTCGGCTCTGTGAAAGTGAGCTTTGATGTTCAGGACCTGATGGATGGGCGTGTTGACTATGATGAGACCAGTAACAGCTTGGTCATCTCAGACCTGCCGGAAGAACTAATCAAAGAGATAAAGACGCACAAAGCAAAAAAAGATGAACCTGCTACCTGACGACCCGCTTGATCTCACGATTCTGCTATATAAAAGCATGCCGAATCGTGAAGTCGCGTCTGGGCAACTTAGTGGGACTGTCTCTGATGAAATTGATTTCGAGGCGGTTGAGGCGCGCCTCGACTCTTGTGATCTGCTGATTGCAGCAAACAAGAATCTCAGATTTTTGGAGTTCCACCTCCCTATAGATTTTTTCATATCCTTGTCCGCACTGCTAGAGGCGCCAAGTCGGCGAATTACACCGCCACCTCGCTTTTACTTGGCAGACTGTGATTATCAGCACAAGAATGATTCAGTTTCACCCCCAGAGCCCGTTGAGCGCTACATTGCCGCAACAAAATTGTACTCGCTTCTAGAAAAAACCGCTGACCACCAAGGTGGCATTGGCAGTGCAAAAACATTGATCTTCCTTCAGAAGGAAAAAATCGAATTTGCCCCAGAATACAACTCTGAAAATCTCTGTACCCTAACGGGAATTTCCGAATTTCAATCTGAATTCACTGAATCAAAAACACATAAGGAACAAAAGAAGACAATCATCAAAACGGTTTTACTAGAAATGTTCACAGGCCGAAGTCGGGTTCCATTCTCTGAATTATTATCACAATTTAGTGAATTCTTAGAGAAGGTGCAGGCCAGTTATCAGCTTTATGTTTCCGAATTCTCGTTCCAAAAGGTTAAAGCCGAAGTAGAAAAGGAAAAGTTAGATGCAACAACCAAACTAAACAAAGTCTTCTCGGATATTCAGAATCAGTTGCTAGCTGTTCCTGCTGCTTTGGTTTTGGCTGGTGGCCAAATGGAAGATAAAGCCGCCTGGTCCAGTAAAAATCTTCTAATTTGGCTGGGAGTTCTAGTGTTCGCCGTCTTAATGACCTTGCTAGTTAGAAATCAGCGCCATACCCTACATGCAGTGCAGCAGGAGATTGACCAGCAGTGGCAACAAATTAAAGGCAAGCATCACTCTGTCGCTGACAGGTTTAGTGCTAGCTACAAACAACTTGACAAACGATATAGGCATCAAGAGCGTTTGATCAGGGTTGTAGATCTACTTGTTGCGCTAGCACTAGCTGTTACCACTGGGATGCTCTTGCATTTCTCGGTCTCACGTGAATTATTAATTGAATCACTCCTTTGGGGTATTTACTGCGCGTTACCAATGCTGACATACGACGTGCTAGCCTGGACAGTAGTGAAATGGCTTCCAGAGAAATTTAAGAAAAAGCTTCAAGGCATGGCTGGAATAGCGAAGATAAAGTTTTAAAAGCGTTTTTTTAACTACCAACATTAAACCCCATTAAAAGCCCCTCCCCAACATGCCGCCGACAATGGCGGCATGTTCGCGTCAGGAGGGGATCATGTCCCGCACCATCAACTGCATCGTTATCCACTGCTCGGCCAGCGCCAATGGCCGGCAGCTGGGTAGCCCGACCAAAAGCACCGCAGCGGTCATCGATAGCTGGCATGCCCAGCGTGGCTTCAAACGCCAGCCTGCTGCGCTGGCACAGCTCAACCCGCATCTACCCGCCATCGGCTACCACTTCGTGCTGGATACCGATGGCAGCAAGCACACCGGCCGAGGCATTGCCGAGGTCGGCGCGCACGTCCAGGGCTTCAACGCCCAATCCATCGGCATCTGTCTGGTAGGCACCAGCCGCTTTACCCGGGCGCAGTGGGCTGCACTGCACAGCCTGGTAAAAGCGCTGAAGGCGCAGTACCCGGCGGCCCGTGTGGTGGGCCACCGTGACCTGTCGCCAGACAAGGATGGCGACGGCACGGTTGAACCAGGGGAATGGCTCAAAACCTGCCCCGGCTTCAATGTAGCCGACTGGTTGCAGGGCGGGATGAAGCCACTGGCTGGCAGCCTGCAGGACTAAGCCGATGCGACTGTCTGATCTGTTTACCAACCCTGCCACCGGCCGCCTCAGCCACAGCAAGCTGTGGGCCAATGTGGCCTGCGCGGTGGCCACCGCCATGTTCATCCAGCAAGGCTGGCGCGGCACGCTGGGGGCCGACATCTGGCTGGCCTACCTGGGCATGGTGGGGGGCTACTCGGCTGCCCGCAGCTGGATCGCCAGCCAGCGCGGCCAGCCAGGGGGCAGCGATGCTGGATAGCCCCTTCATCGCCACCCGCCTGCAGACGGCACTGGCCAGCCTGGGCCTGGTGGCCATCACCACGCTGGCCGCCGGTAGCGTTGGCTACTGGCTGGGGCATGGCCGAGCCCAGGCCACGGGGGATGCCGCGCTGGCCAGGCTGCAGCGCAGCCACGCCACGGCGGTAGCCGCCGCCACCGCGCAAGCGCGGGCCAAAGAGCGCGAGCTGACCGCCACCGCCCACCAGCTGGGCTTCCAGCTGCTGCAGGCGCAAGCCCGGCACGCCCGGGACACCACCACCCTCAAGCGGAGTATCGCCCGTGTCACCAGCCAATACCGCCCGGCGCCAGGCGCGCCGCTGCAGCCTGTTCCTCAGTGCGTTTTCACTCATGGCTTTGTCAGCGTGTACAACGCCGCCATCGGTGCCGCCGATCTGCCCGCAGCCGACACTGCCACCGGCGCTGCTGATGCGGCCAACCCCACCGCAGCCCTTGATGCCGGGCTACAGCCGGCCGATATCCTGGCGCACATCACCGACTACGGGCAGCGCTGCCGCGACATCGACACCCAGCTGAACCGCCTGCTGGACTGGCACGACGGGAGCAAGCCATGACCGTACAAGTAGAGTTCTGGCAGCTGCTCACGCTGCTACTGGCTTTTTTCGGCTTTGTCGCCGGCGGTGCCAAGGTGCTGTTCAGCCAGATAGGCCGCCGCCTGGACGAGCGCTTCAAGGCGCTGGAAGACGCCCGCAAGATGGCCGACACCGCCATGCAGGCCACGCTCACCCGCCACGCCGAAGAAGAACAGAAGGTGGTGACGCGGCTGCAGGCACTGGACCGCGACTTTCTGCAGTGGAAAGCCGAGCTGCCGCTGCAGTACGTGCGCCGCGAAGACTATATCCGCAACCAGACCGTGATCGAGGCCAAGCTCGATGCGGTGGCCTTGCGCCTGGAAAACTGGCAACTCAAAGGGGCCAACCGTGATTGATCAAGCCAAAGTACGCCGTGAAAGCCTGCGCTGGTACCTGCTGCTGGCGCTGTACAACGCCCGCCCGGAAGAGCTGTCCGAAGGGCCTATCCAGATGACCATGCAATCCATCTACCCGGACGTGACGCCGATCGAAGTCCGGCGCGAGCTGGACTACCTGGCCGAGCGCGACCTGGTGCGGCTGCGCAAGGAGCCCTCCGGCCGCTGGTGGGGCGAGCTTACCCGCTACGGCGTAGACATCGCCGAGTACACCATCGCCTGCGAGCCCGGCATTGCCCGGCCGCAGCAATACTGGAACCAGTGATATGGCCCGCCGCCACAGTGTCGGCCAACTGCCCCAGCCGGTACGCGAGTGGCTGGATAAGTCACTGGTAGAGGGTAACTTCAGTGGCTACCAGCTGCTGGAAGCCGCGCTGCGCGACAAGGGCTTCGCTATCAGCAAATCGGCCATCCACCGCTACGGCCAGAAGATCGAGCGCCGCTTCGCCGCCATCAAGGCCAGCACCGAGGCGGCGCGCCTGCTCACCGAGGGTGCGGCCGACGACCAGGACGCCCGCTCCGAGGCCGTCATCGCCCTGGTGCAGACCGAGCTGTTCGAGAGCATCGTCAACCTGCAGGAGGCCGGTGACGAAGACGTCGACCCGGCCGAGCGCATCGGTCTGCTATCCAGTGCGGCCAAGAACATTGCCACCCTGGCCCGTGCCAGCGTGAACCAGAAACGCTTCCGCCTGGACGAGCAGGCCCGCATCGAGCGCGAGGCCCGCGCCCAGCTGCTGGCCGAGCAGGAAGAAAAGCTGGAAGAGATGCGCGGCGCAGATGGTATGAGCGAGCAGATGGAAGTCCGCATCCGCCGCATTTTGCTGGGTAAAGCGTGATGGCCAAGCAAGCTGCACAAGCCGCCTCGACGCTGACGCCGGTCGGCACGCCGCGCAAGATCGACCTGGCCGAGGAGCTGGCGCTAGCCGGCGTGGTGGTGCCGCAAGAGGTGGCCGACGCTATCCCTGCTCATCAGCCGGTATTCCTGCCGTACCAGCAGCGCTGGTTCGAAGACGAAGCCCAGATCATGTTCGCGGAGAAGTCGCGCCGTACCGGCCTGACCTGGGCAGAGGCCGGCCGCAACGTGGTGAAGGCGGCCCGGCCGCGCCGCCGCCAGGGCTGCAATACCTTCTACGTCGGCAGCAAGAAGGAAATGGCGCTGGAGTACATCGCCGCCTGCGCGCTGTTCGCCAAGGCGTTTAACGAGCTGGCGCAGGCCGACGTGTATGAGCAGACATTCTGGGACGAAGGCAAGCAGGAAGACATCCTCACCTACATGATCCGCTTCCCCAAAAGTGGCTTCAAGATCCAGGCGCTATCCAGCCGGCCGTCTAACCTGCGTGGCCTGCAGGGCGATGTAGTGATCGACGAGGCGGCCTTCCACGACAGCCTGGAAGAGCTGCTGAAGGCCGCGCTGGCACTGACCATGTGGGGCAACAAGGTACGGCTGATCAGCACACACAATGGTGTGGAGAACCTGTTCAACCAGTACATCGAAGACGCCCGCGCCGGCCGCAAGGATTACAGCATCCACCGCATCACGCTGGACGATGCCATCGCGGATGGCCTGTACAAGCGCATCTGCTACGTCACCGGCCAGACCTGGTCGCCGGAAGGCGAAAAGACATGGCGCGACGACCTGTATAAGAACGCGCCCAACACCGAGTCTGCCGAGGAAGAATACGGCTGCATTCCCAAGCACAGCGGCGGTGCCTGGCTGTCCCGTGCCCTGGTGGAGTCGCGCATGTCGGCCGCTACCCCGGTGCTGCGCTGGGCATGCCCGCCGGGTTTCGAGCTGCTGCCCGACCACATCCGCATCGCCGATTGCCGCGACTGGCTGGAGGCCAATCTGGCCCCACTACTGGCCGCACTACCGACAGATGCCATCAGCTTTAACGGCGAAGACTTTGGCCGCAGCGGCGACCTTACCGTGCACGTGCCGCTGATCCAGCAGCAAAACCTGGTACGCCGTGTGCCCTTTATCCTGGAGCTGCGCAATGTGCCGTTCCGTCAGCAGGAACAGGTGTGCTTTTACCTGCTGGATCGCTTGCCGGGCTTTACCGGCGGTGCCTTCGATGCACGTGGCAACGGCCAGTTTCTGGCCGAGTACGCCATGCAGCGCTACGGCGCCAGCCGTATCCAGCAGGTGATGCTCACCGAGTCCTGGTACCGCGAACACATGCCGCCAGTGAAAGCTGCCCTAGAGGACGGCACGCTGGATAGCCTGCCCAAGGACGCCGATGTGCTGGCTGACTTGCGGGCGGTACAAATCGTCAAGGGCGTACCACGCATCCCCGAAGCCCGCAGCACCGGAGACGACCAAGGCAAACGCCACGGTGATGCTGCAGTGGCCGTAGCGTTGGCGTATTACGCCAGCCGCGAAATCAACAAAGGCCCGGTCACGGTGAAGTCCCGCCGCCGTCGCGCTGGCGCCAGAATCACCCAGGGGTACCAATGAAAGCGAAAGGCATGTGGGTCAGCCCCACCGAGTTTGTCCAGTTCGGGGAGCCGCGCAAATCGCTGTCCGAGCAGATCGCCACCCGCGAGCGCAGTATCGACTTCCACACCCTGGGCATGTACCTACCCAACCCGGACAGCGTACTCAAAGCGCTGGGCAAAGACATCAAGGTCTATCGCGAGCTGCGTGCCGATGCCCATGTAGGCGGCTGCATCCGCCGTCGCAAGGCGGCGGTGAAGGCGCTGGAATGGGGCGTAGACCGTGACCAGGCCAAGAGCCGCGTCATCCGGTCGATCGAAAGCATCGTTGCAGACCTGGACCTGTCGCGCATCATCACCGAGATGCTGGACGCGGTGCTCTACGGCTACCAGCCGATGGAGGTGATGTGGGGCAAGGTTGGCGGCTACGTGGTGCCGGTCGACATCGTCGGCAAGCCGGCCGACTGGTTCGTGTACGACGCGGCCAACCAGCTGCGCTTTCGCTCCAAAAACAACCGCCTGCAGGGCGAGGCGCTACCCGCACGCAAGTTCCTGGTGCCGCGCCAGGACGCCAGCTACGACAACCCCTACGGCTTTGCCGACCTGTCCATGGTGTTCTGGCCCACCACCTTCAAGAAGGGGGGGCTCAAGTTCTGGGTGCAGTTCACCGAGAAGTACGGTGCGCCGTGGATCATCGGCAAACACCCACGTAGCGCCACGCCGGCCGAGACCGATCTGTTGCTGGACAACCTGGAAGCCATGGTGCAGGACGCGGTGGCAGTGATCCCGGACGATGCCAGCGTGGAGATCAAGGAAGCCGCCGGCAAGACCGGCAGCGCCGAGGTGTACGAGCGCCTGCTGCACTTTTGCCGCTCCGAGGTATCGATAGCGCTACTGGGGCAAAACCAGACCACCGAGGCCACCGCCAACCGTGCCTCGGCCCAGGCCGGGCTGGAAGTGACCCGCGACATCCGCGACGGCGACAAAGCCATCGTCGAAGAGGCCATGAATACCCTGATCCGCTGGGTGTGCGAGCTGAACTGGGGCGACGGTGCCCGGCCGGTGTTTTCGCTGTGGGAACAAGAAGAAGTCGACAAGGTACTGGCCGAGCGCGACGAGAAGCTGGTGCGCGCCGGGGCCAAGCTGACGCCAGCCTACTTCAAACGCGCCTACCAGCTGCAGGACGGCGACCTGGTCGAGGCTGCCACACCGGACGTACCAGCGGCCGAGTTTGCCGAGCGCGAAGAAGCACCCGACCAGGATGCGCTGGACGCCGCCCTCGATGCGCTATCAGCCGACGCCCTGAATACCGACGCCCAGGCGATGTTGGCGCCGCTGTTAGAGCGGATTGAAGGCGGCGCCCAGCCCGACGCACTGCTTGGCACGCTGGCCGAGCTATACCCGCAGATGGATGCTACAGGTCTGCAGGCGCGCCTGGCGCGAGCCCTCTTTGTTGCCAAGCTGTGGGGGCGCCTCCATGGCTAAAGTGGATCTCGCCTACTGCATGAGCCTGCCGCCCAAAGAGGCGGTGGCATACCTGAAGAACAAGGGCTACGCCATCACCTGGCACTGGGAGGAACTATGGCAAGACGCCCAGGCCCAGGCGTTCACCGTGGCCAAGGCCACGCGCCTGGACATCCTGCAGGACATCCGCGAAGAGGTGGAAAAAGCACTGGCCGAGGGCAAGACCTTTGCCTGGTTTAAAAAGGCGCTGACGCCAGTGCTGCAGGCCAAGGGTTGGTGGGGCCGGCAGGAACACGTCGACACCGACACCGGCGAGGTCAGCCAGGTGCAGCTGGGCAGCCCGTGGCGCCTGCAGACCATCTTCCGCACCAACCTGCAGACCGCCTACATGGCGGGCCGTTGGCAAGCCCAGATCGAGAACGTAGACGACCGGCCGTACTGGCGCTACGTCGGCATCCTGGACGGCCGTACCCGGCCCAGCCACCGCGCGATGAACGGCAAGGTGCTGCGCTACGACGACCCGTTCTGGCAATCGTTCTACCCGCCCAACGGCTGGGGCTGCCGCTGCCGGGTTACCACCCTGTCGGCAGACGACATCGCGGCGGGGGGCGTGCAGGTAGAAACCTCCGAAGGCAAGCTGGCTAGCACAATGAAAACTGTGTCGGTGAAAACCGGCGAGGAGCGCGAGGTGGCCACCTTCCGTGCGATCGACCCTGCCACTGGCAAAACGGTCACCGTCTCGCCAGACGTGGGTTGGAGCTACAACCCTGGTGCCGCCACTTGGGTGCCCGATCTCGGGCGCTATACCGGCGACCTGGCCACGTTGGCCAAGAAGGTGCTGCAATGAGCGAAGTCGTCAGCATCACCGTCGACGACAAGCAGCTACAGGCTGCGCTAGCGCAGCTGGCGTCGTCCGTGCTCGACATGACCCCGGCCATGCGCAAGATCGCCGGCACGCTGGCCATGGTGGTGGAAGACAACTTTGCCGCCGAAGGCCGGCCACGCTGGCAGCCCAGCCAGCGTGCCGCCAGCAGCGGCGGCAAGACCCTGCAGCAAACCGGCCGCCTGGCCTCGTCCATCGTCACGGATTACGACGCCAGCTCGGTAGTGATCGGCAGCAACGCCGAGTACGCCCGTATCCACCAGCTCGGCGGCAAAGCCGGCCGTGGCCACTCGGTAGAATTGCCTGCACGCCCCTATCTGCCCGTCACCGCTGACGGCGATCTGCAGCCCGAAGCCAGCGAAGCGGTGCTGGCTACCGTACTGCGCCACCTCAAAACAGCGGCCGGAATCTAGCCGCTCTGGCGGGTTTGGAGTGCCTAGGATATGCAACGATAGTCCAATGGGTGGATGTATTCCTCATAAAGCTTTATAAAGGCTTTACGCATTAATACTTTTACGTGGGGGGAGTTTCATATGACTATCACTTTAATTGGGTGTAAATCCTTTGGGAATGGCGGAGATGGCCTCCGGATTGAAGGTGATGTACAGGCAAATGTCATTGGCTTTGAAGCGTTTAACAATGGTGGCCAAGGCATCAACATCATTAAGCATGCCGGACTGTTGGAGCAGTTAGGTTTACCCAAAGAAACTGATCCCAAAGAGCTAGCTGAACTACTAACTCTGCTAACTAACAGCCCGCAAGCTGAGCGTGCCAGGATAGTTCAGAGCAGTGGGCTTTTTAAGACGCTGGTAGGGTTAGGAATGGAAGGCGTAACTCTTCTGGCTAATTTGTCCACAATTGCGGCAAGCCCCCAGGCTCAGACCATCATCAGCAACTTGATGTCTTAATTAGACTACACCTTGACGTTTCCTCAGGGGCTGAAGTGCTCCTTGTAAAGCTTTAACCCGATTTAAAAGCCCTTTCCGTTCATGCCGCCGATCATGGTGGCATGAACGCGACCAAACCCCTGCACATTTTCAAGCCCGGCCGTCAGACCGCGATGTCTGGTGCGGTGCTTGATTTCTCCGAGTCCGACCTCGCGGCCAGTGCCCGCGCCTACGATCCGGCACTGCATGAAGCGCCCATCGTCATCGGACACCCCAAACACGATGCCCCGGCCTACGGCTGGGTGAGGTCGCTGGCTGCAGGCAGTGACGGCCTGGAGGCCACACCGCAGCAGGTGGATGCCGCCTTCGCCGAGTTGGTGGCCGCTGGCCGCTACAAGAAGATCAGCGCCAGCTTCTACCTGCCCGATGCCCCCAACAATCCGGTACCCGGCGTGTACTACCTGCGCCATGTCGGTTTTCTGGGTGCCCAGCCACCAGCCGTGAAGGGCCTCAAGCAAGCCGCCTTCGCCGATGCCGAAGCAGGCGTGGTCGAGTTTGCCGCCAGCGGCCTGTACGACACCGCCTCGCTGTGGCGCCGCCTGCGTGAATGGCTGCTGGCCAAGTTCGATCAGGAAACCGCCGACCAGGTGGTGCCCGACTGGCAGATCGAATCACTGCGCGAGCTGGCGCTGCAAGGCGACAGCTCGCGCTTGGCCTTCGCTGACCCTGCTGACACCACTGTTTCCCCGACCCGAACCACCGAAGAGGAGCGTCATGTGACCCCTGAAGAAAAGGCCGCGCTGGAGGCCGAAAACGCCCAGCTGAAACAACGCCTGGCAGCGGCGGAGGCCGCGACGAAATCGGCAGCGGCAGCCCGGCGCCACGGCGAGCACGCCGCCTTTGCCGAGCAGCTGGTCGGCGAAGGCAAGCTGGCGCCGAAACACAAGGGCACCGTGGTGGCGTTCCTCGACTTTGCCGATGGCGAGCGTGCGGTGGCATTTGGCGAGGGTGATGCCAAGCAACCGCTGGCCACCGCCTTCAAGTCCTTCCTGGGCGATATGCCCAAAGTAGTCGAGTTTGGCGAGACCGCCACCAAGGACAAGTCCGGCAAAGGCGGCGACACCCATGCCGCCGAGTTTGCCGAAAAGCCCACCGACCCCGATCGCCTGAGCCTGCATGTACGCGCCACCGAGCTGGCCGCCGAAAAAGGCATCCCCTACGAGCAGGCTGTGCGCCAGCTGCTGTAACCACCCCCCACTTGCAAGGAAGCTGTCATGGCAGACCGTTTGAAAAAACTCCGGGTCGTCGACCCGGTACTGACCAGCCTGGCGCGTGGCTACCGCAACGCGCAGTACATCGGCGAGCACTTGTTCCCGGTGGCAGACATCGACAAAGAGTCCGGCATCATCCCGCTGTTCGGCAAGGAAGCTTTCCGGCTGTGGGACACCGAACGCGCTATCCGTGCCAAGTCCAACGTGATGACGGCGGACGATGCCGACACCCTGGACGTGGTATTACGCGAGCACGACCTGGCCTACCCGGTGGACTACCGCGAACAGGCCGAGGCCATGTTCAACGAAGAAGCCAAGGCGGCACGGCGCGTCAAGGACGCCATCGACCTGGGCCGTGAGGTACGCGCGGCCTACCTGGCGCAGAACCCGAGTACCTACCTGTCCGGCGCCAAAGTGACGTTGTCTGGCGCCAGCAAATGGGTGAATAACGGTGGTGACCCCGTCAAGGACGTGGAAGACGGCAAGGAAGTCATCCGCCAGCGCACCGGCATGCGCCCCAATACCGCAGTGATCGGTGCAGCCACCTACGCCTCCCTGAAGTTCCACACCAAGCTGGCCGCCGCGCTGGGCAGCGGTGAGCGCAAGCTCATCACACTGGAGCACCTCAAAGCCCTGTGGGGTGTGGAAGACATCTTCATCGGCGAAGCCCTCGCCGCCAATGGTGCAGGTGCCACCGGTGATATCTGGGGCGACAACGTGGTGCTGGCTTACGTGGCCAAGCCGGGTGCCGGCCAGCATGCCGACCACGACACCCCGTCATTCGGCTACACCCTACGCAAGAGGGGTATGCCGGAAACCGACAAGTACGACGCCGAAGGCGGCAAGGTCAGCTTTGTGCGTCACACCGATATCTACAAGCTGGTGGTGGTCGGTGCCGACGCCGGCTATCTGATTGCAGACGTCAACTAAGGGGGCAGCATGGCGACGACAACTTACCGCGTGCGCGGCATCGATCTGGATCACGACGGCAAACGCTACCCGGAAGGCAGCACCATCGAACTGGGTGACGACGAGGCCGCCGGGAAGCGCCGCTGGCTGGAGCCGGTAGCCCCCACCGAGCCGCTGACCCTGGTCGAGCAAGCAAAGCCGGCGAAAACCGCCAAGGCCGACGACAAGGGCCAGTCCGCCGACCAGGGTGAAGGAGACAAGCAATGAAGTCACAAAACGTGATCCTGACCGCCTCGGTGCTGGCCAGCGCGGACCTTTCCGCCCGCCGCTTCGTCGGCTTCAACGGTGGCGTCTGCGCCGAGGGCGCCAAGGCGCTGGGCGTGACGGAGACCGACACCGCAGCGGGCAACATGGCCCCGGCCAACGTGCTGGGCGTGATCCTGGTGGAGGCCGGCGCCGCCATCGCGGCGGGTGCCGAAGTACAGGCAGACGGCCAGGGCCGTGCCATCACCCAGGCCGCTGGTGTCGCCAACGGTATCGCCTGGGATACGGCCACGGCCGCCGGTGAGCTGATCCGCATCGTGCGGGGCATCTAGCCATGCGCTACTGCTCGCTGGCCGACCTGCAGCTGGCCATGCCGCTGGCCACCCTGATCCAGCTGTCGAACGACGCGGTGGCCGGCTATGGCCAGCCCGGGCCCACGCTGAATCTGGCCGTGGTGGAAGAAGCCGTGCACCAAGGCGAGGAGCTGGTCGACGCCCACCTGCGTGGCCGCTACCACCTGCCGCTGGCCACGGTGCCGTCGATGGTCAAGAACATCACGGTCAACCTGGCGCGGCACTGGCTGTATGCCCGGCGGCCGGAAGGCAGCGAGCTGCCCGACGCGGTGACCCGCACCTACAAGTCCGCCCTGCAAATGCTGGAGGCGATCCGTGACGGCAAGCTCACCATCGGCGTGCCGACCGGCGAGGCGGCCCCGGAGCCGGGCGAGATGAAGGTGCGGGCACGACCGCGCCGCTTCAGTGCCAACTTGCTGGATCGCTATCAATGAATACGCCCCCCGTTCAGCCTGCGGCTGCACCGCCCCCCAAGGGGGCGCGCACCCACCTTGGGGCGGCCCGGCGGAGGATGCACTGATGGCCACCACGCTAGAGATCATCGACGCCGTGGTGGGCTGCCTGCGCAGCAGGCTGCCCGCCCTGGCTGTCGAATACTTCCCCGACCAGCCCGCCGACTACCGCCTGAACCACCCGCTGGGCGCGCTGCTGGTGAGCTACCTGGGTAGCCAGTTTGGCCGCAGCGTCGATACCCGCTACGTCGCCCAGCCACGCACCGTGAAGCTGTCGGTCACCGTGGTGCTGCGCCAGCTCAATGGCCCGGGCGGCGCGGTCGACGTGCTGGACCGGGTACGCCAGGCACTGGCGGGCTTTCGCCCACCGGACTGCGGGCAGCTCGCGGCCGTGTCCGAGGCCTTCCTCGGCGAAAACGCCGGCCTGTGGCAGTACGCCGTCGACTTTGCCGGCCAGGCGATGCTGGTCGAAGACGCCGACACCGGCACCGAACCCCTTCTCACCGTCGTAACACACGAGGAACAACCATGAAACCCAGTGACAACACCGTGCCGGCAACCGCCCAAACGGACCATGCCAGTGCCGCCGCGACAGCCGCCATGCAGGCCGGTCAATACCGGTATGCCGGCCCGATGAGCGGCGTCACGCTGGCCGATGGCCAGCAAGTCATGCTGTGCCCCGGCGGCGTGGTCACGCTGCCGGCAGCGCACGACTACACCCAGACCCTGCTGGCACTCGGCCACCTGACGCCAGTCGCCCAGCCCACCCCAGCCAAGGAGAGCAACCATGCCAGCTAGTTTCCTGCACGGCGTCGAAAGCATCGAAAAGGATAACGGCGGGCGCCCCGTCAAAACCGTCAAAAGTGCCGTCATCGGCCTGATCGGCACCGCGCCGGCCGGCGACATCAACCAGCCCGTGCTGGTGCTGTCCGACCGCGACGCGGCAGGCTTTGGCCCGCAGCTGGCCGGCTTCACCATCCCGCAGGCGCTGGATGCCATCTACGACCAGGGTGCCGGCACGGTGATCGTGATCAACGTGCTCGACCCGGCCATCCACAAGACCAACGTAGCGGGCGAAGCCATCACCTTCGACGCCTCGACCGACCGCGCGAAGCTGGCCCACGGTGCGGTGGCCAATCTGGTGCTGAAGAGCCACGACAACGCGCCCCCCTACGTGAAGGACACCGACTACACCGTCACCCCGGTCACGGGCGAGATTGTCCGCCTCAAGGGCGGCGCCATCGCCGCCGGCGCCAGCATCAAGGCCGGCTACGATTACGCCGACCCGGGCAAGGTCACGGCCGCCGACATCATCGGTACCGTCAACGCCGCCGGCCAGCGTACCGGCATGCAGGCGCTGCGCGACACCTACAACCTGATGGGCTTCTTCGCCAAGCTGCTGATCGCTCCGGCGTACTGCACGCAGACCTCGGTGTCGGCCGAGCTGATTGCCATGGCCGACTACCTGGACGCCTTCGCGCTGATCGACGCACCGGTGGGGACCACCTTCGCCCAGGCGCTGGCAGGGCGTGGCCCCGCTGGCAGCATCAACTTCAACACCACCAGCGAGCGGGCCATCCTGTGTTACCCGCACCTGAAGGTGTACGACGCCGCCAGCGATAGCGAGCGGCTGGAACCCTATAGCCAGCGCCTGGCCGGCGTGATGGCGGCCAAAGACCTGGCGCGCGGGTTTTGGTGGTCGCCGTCCAATACCGAGATCAAGGGCATCGTCGGCCTGGAGCGCAAGCTGTCGGCCATGATCGACGACCCGAATGCGGAAGTGAACCTGCTGAACGAGGCCGGTATCGTCACCGTGTTCAACAGCTTCGGTAGTGGCCTGCGGGTATGGGGCAACCGTTCGGCTGCCTGGCCGGTGCTCACGCACATGAAGAACTTCATCCCGGTACGGCGCACCGGCGACATCATCAACGAGTCGATCCGCTACTTCAGCCTGCAGTATATGGACCGGCCGATAGAGCAAGCGCTGATCGATGCCCTGGTGGAGTCGGTGAACGGCTATGGGCGCAAGCTGATTGGCGACGGCGCGGTGCTGGGTTTCAAAGCGTGGTATGACCCGGCGCGTAACCCCAAGACCGAGCTGGCCGCCGGCCACGTGCTGATCAGCTACAAATACACCCCGCCGCCGCCGATGGAACGGCTCACCTTCGAGACCGAGATCACCGACGACTACCTGGCCACCCTGAAAGGCGGCGCTTGATGTACCCCCCACGTTCACTGTCGTTCACTGCCCCCCAAGGGGGCGACGCCTCCCTTGAGGCGGCTCTTCGGGAGGCTTAATTGCCCGCCACCCGTTCACCATTACCCACTGCCGCCCTTGGGGCGGCGTTACCGGAGGTTTGAATCATGGCTGGCAAAATCCAGGTCAACCGCATCACCAACGCCAACATCTATATGGCAGGCAACAGCCTGCTGGGCCGCGCCGAAGAGATCAAGCTACCCGACGTGCAGGCCATCATGACCGAGCACAAGGCGCTGGGCATGATCGGCAAGATCGAGCTGCCGTCCGGCTTCGACAAGCTGGAAGGCGAGATCAAGTGGAACAGCTTCTACCCCGAGGCGATGAAAACCACGGCCAACCCGTACCAGACGGTGCAGCTGCAGTGCCGCTCCAGCGTGGAAACCTACGGCCAGGGTGGCCGCGTGGAAGAAAAGCCGCTGGTCACCTACCTCACCGTGATGTTCAAGAAAAACCCGCTCGGCACGTACAAGCAGCACGACAACGCCGAGTTCGCCTCCAGCTTTTCTGCCACCTATATCAAGCAGGTGCTGGACGGCGAGGACATCCTGGAGCTGGACTACCTGGCCAACATCTTCCGCGTGGGCGGCGAGGACATGCTGGACACCTACCGCGCCCATATCGGCGGCTAAAGCACCACAGCCCGGCCGCTTTAGCGGCCGGGCTGTGTGCACGGGTTCCGAGAGGGGGGAACAAGCCATTCCCACCACAATGGACAAACAAAGGGTGGCGACGCTGCGTGCCCGGCCTGGGTGCTAGGCGTCTTTCTTGTCGTCCTTTTTGGCGGCGCTGTCATCGCCCTTGGCCTTGGGGTTCAGCGCATTCAGCACGGTCACAATCTTGTCAAAGCCTTCTTTTTTCAGCGCGCCTTCCAGCAGCTCGTGCAAGGGCGACGCCGCCTCCTGCCCCGGCAGCATGCGCGTGGGGTTGGCGCCAAAGTTCTCAGCGGCCACCTTGCGCAGCACGGTGAGCGTTTCGTGGTCCTGATCGCCCAAGAACTCGTTCTTGTAGCCGTGGTAGGCCAGCGCCGAGCTTTCCTTGAACGCGTAGTCCTCGATCAGGCGCGCGTTATTACCGAACTGGCGCGCGGCAAACCAGGTTAGCCACACCATTGGCGCTGCCAGCAACATTCTGGTCAACACCGCGTTAATGGTTAAAGCGGTTTCTTTCTGGATTATGAACTGCTCCAGAAATACGGCCAAAAAAATTAAAGCAATGCCACCAACAAACAATTTTCTCCATTGCTTCTGGGCTTCCTCTAGAATGATCCTGCGATCCTGGAACGATTTCGCCAAGCCAATCTTGCTGGCATTCGCCAATAGACCATCTATTTTCTCGTTGGCTTTAGCAAGGTGATCATCGACACCCCTTAACTTATTTAGTGCCTCGTCGATCATCGTAGATTCTGCGAAAATCTTGGTGTGCAGCGCCTCGGTTTTCCCAGCTATGCTTTTTATATTATCGAGAGTGAAGGTGGCGGCCTCCTCATGACGCTTTATAGTAAAGACTAGACCCTTAGCTTCACCAATAGTGTTCTCATTTGATTCTTCGTTGAGCGTAGCTAGCGTTCGAACAGCATCAGGCATTACTGCCTCTATTCGATCAGCCAGAGGAACAATCTCGTACAAGGTATAAATTACTTGGGCAATCTTAATGGCCAAGAATTTTTGAATAAAACCCTTACTGCGCAATCGCCAAGTAGGGTATTCTTTGTTAGCAACCCCCTGAGATTTTGCTTCCTGAAGAATTTTACTAACTTCATCAATGTAAATCTGAGTTCTGTCATTGATATTATTGATTGCAGTCAATACTTCAAGGTACATGCTGCATTGGCTGTAAAGTTGAATTACTTCAGATTTACGGATGCTGAATTTCTCACCATCACCCACATCAAACTCTAACGTCCCTGGCTCCGAATAGTAGAGCTGTATATCGTCCTCAAGCTCCTTGAACTGGCTTTGAATAGCTACCCAGCCATTCGAAGCGTTTTCAGTCTTGTCTGTATCTGTACTGGTCATTTTGCGTGTTCTCTATTCGTAAACAGGTTTAACCGACTTCCGCGCCAGCTAAGCCCACCATCCTGCCATACCCCACACCGGCAGGAGCCATCATGGAATTCACCCTTCTTTACCCTTACACCGCCCCGTCCGGCCTGCGCATCGAGGCACTGACCCTGCGCCGCCTGAAGGTGCGCGACATCAAGGCCATCAGCGACCAGGGCGACGCCCAGCCGGCGCAGATGGAGCTACTGGGCGTGGCGCGCATGGCAGGCCTGGTGCCGGAAGACCTGGACGACATGGACGCGGCAGATTACCAGCGCCTGAAGGCGCGATTTCTGGACGTGCTGGGTATCAGCGCAAACGCTATGGACGGGGGCGGCACTGCTGGCGAGGTGGTTCCGCTTTCAGCCGGGTGAAATCGACCGGCTCACGGTGCCAGACTTTTTCCGCTGGGTAGACGCGGCGGCAGAGCAGATCAAACACGAGCACGGCAGCGGCGAATAAGGGCCGCCGTGGCCTGGATCAGTGCGCCACAGCCCATGCCTAGCAGCATGGCGAGAGCAGGCACACCCCAAGCCAGAATGGGCCAGGTGAAAAACAGCGCCAGTAGCGTGAAAAACACCGTGCCCGCCATGCTGCCATCCGCCAACTGCCAGGCCCAATACCCCAGGGTCATCAAGGCCGCTGCCTGCAGCAGCACCAGGGCCATCTTGCTGATGATGGCCCCCGTTTGCAGCGTCTGGTCTAGGGCAGCAAAAAAACGCTCGGTCATGGCGTCACTTTCCGGAGTTAGCGCGGATATGCGTTCAGTATAGCAAAGGGTTTTTTACATGGCGAAAGAGTTGCTGGTCAGTGTGGCGATTGGCGCAGTACTGCAGGCGTCTTATCTGGCCACTTTTAGCGGCGCACGCAAAACCCTGGGCGAGCTGGGCAACAGCGCCGACACCCTGCGCAAGCAGCATGGGCAGATGGGCAAGGCGCTGGCACAGGCCATGGCCAGCCCCAGGGCCGGTATCGGTGCGCTGCGCCAGCAATACGATAGCCTTGGCCAGGCCATTGCCCGTGTGCAGGCCAGGCAAAAAGCCCTGCGCGCCAGTATGCAGCACGGTCAGGCACTGGGTGAGGCGCGGCAGCAGCACCTGGGTGGCCTGAAAGAAAGTGCCGCCACGGCGGTGGCGGTTGGCGCGCCACTGCTGGGTGCCGTCAAGCAGGCCGCCAGCTTCGAGGCCGGGCTGCGCGACATCGCCATCACCGGCAATCTCAAGATGCGGGAAGAAATCGCCCTGGGCAACACCCTGCGGCAGTCAGCGCTGGCCACCAGTCAGGGGCACGAGGCCATCCTGCAGGGCGTGGGCACCCTGGTGGCCCAGGGCATGAGCGCCACCGAGGCCGGCAAGTACGCCGCGTTGCTGGGTAAAGCCGCTACCGCCACCAACGCCGACATGAACGACCTGGCCAGAATGATGTTCTCGCTGTCCGGCAGCCTGGGCATCAAAGGCGAGTCCCATCTGAAAGCCGCGCTGAACCGGGCGGCCTACGGTGCCAAGCTCGGCCAGTTCGAGCTCAAAGCCATGGCGCAATACCTGCCCACGCTCACCAGTACCTTTGCGGCCAAGGGCATGCAGGGCCAAGCGGCGCTGACCCAGATCATTGCCAGCCTGGAGGTAGGTCGCAGCGCAGCCGGTAGCGATGGCGAGGCGGTGACAAACCTGGTCAACTGGATGAGCCACATGAATACCGGGCACACCACCAAGGCGTACAGCAAGGCGGGGGTGGATTACCAGCAGTCCATGCAGAACCTGGTGGCACAGGGCTATTCCAGCTACGAGGCCAGCCTGCAGATCGCCGACAAGTTCATTACCGGCAAGGGCAAGGCCTTCATGGCGCAATGGCAAAAGGCCGGCAAGGCCGGCGACGAGAACGCCCAGCGCCAGCTGATGGAGAGCTTTGGCCTGAGCGAGATCTTCACCGACATCCAGACCATCAACCACCTGCTGGCCATGCGCCAGAACTGGGACAAGTACCAGCAAAACAAAAAACAGATGGCCAGCCCGCAGGCGCAGGGCACCATCGATACCGATTACGCCCGGCGGGCACAAACGGCGCAAAAGGCCTGGCAGCGCTTCACCACGCAGGTAAGCGATGTAGCCATCACCATCGGCAATGCGCTGCTGCCATCGCTTACCAGCGCACTGGATGCCTTCGTGCCCATGCTGAAGCGCTTTGGCGACTGGGCCGGCAAGCACCCCGGTGTCTTGCGCGGCATCATCGGCGTGGTCGGCGGCATGGTGGCCCTGCGCACCGCCGCCTTCGGGCTGAAGTTTCTGGGTAACTTCCTGTTTCTCGCCCCGGCCAATGCGGTGGGTACCGCCTGGCAGGTATTGACCGGGCGCTTTGCCCTGTTGCGCGCCATGGTGGCCGGCGGTGGCGCGCGCCTGCCGCAGCTGCTGCAGTTGATGGGTATGGGGGCACGGCAGGCCGGCAGGTGGGCCGCCGGCCTGGGCCGGCTGGGTAGTGGTTTGGCGGCAGTATCACGCCAGGCACGGGCGCTGGGTGCCGGGCTGGGCGGGCGGCTGTTTGCCGGGCTGGGCAGCGGCATGCGCATGGCACTGTCGCTGAGCCTGCGCCTGGGGGCCGGCCTGGGGCGGCTGGGCCTGCACGCGCTGCGCCTGGGGGCTCAGCTGGGGGGCAGCCTGATACGCAGCCTGCTGGGTGCCGGGCGCGCCGTACTGTGGCTGGGCCGCGCCCTGATGCTGAACCCTATCGGCCTGGCCATTACCGCCATCGCGCTGGGCGCCTGGCTTATCTATCGCCACTGGGACAAGATCAAACCCTGGTTCAGCGGCTTGTGGCAGGGTATCAAACAGTCAATGACCACCGCCTGGGACTGGATGCGCAGCAAGATCGCCGGCTTCGTCGTTTACTGGCGGCCGGTGGTCGCGTACGTGCAGGCGCTGCCCGGGCGCTTTCTGCAGTTTGGCCAGGACATGGTGATGGGGCTGGTAGGCGGCATCAAGGCCAAGGTGGGTACGGCGATGGCGGCAGTGGGTGACCTGGCCAGCGGCGTGGCGGGCAAGTTCAAGTCGGCGCTGGGCATCCGCTCGCCGTCGCGGGTGTTCATGGGCTTTGGCGATAACATCGGCCAGGGCGCGGCCATCGGCATAGGCCGCACCGCCGGTATCGTGGCCCGTGCCACCGCCGGCATGGCGCTGGCCACCACCAGTGCCTGGGGCCAGCCGGCCTTGCCTATACCCGTGCCGGGCATCTCGCCTGCCACCTCCGTCACGCAGGCGCCGCCACGGCAGGCGCTGGCACCCGGCCTGGCAAGCCGCTTGCCCGCACCGGCACACGCCCTGCAAGCGGTACGCCAGCGACTGCTGCCTGCCACCGCCCTGACTCAGGCATCACTGCAGCAAGGGGGGACACGGCACCTTGTTAATGCTTTGCCGGCACCGGCAGACGTCCTGCAGACGGTACGCCAGCGCATCATCACGGCGGCCAAGCCGGCACTGGCGCCGCTGCAGCAAGCGGTGACGCGGCACCTTGTCAATGCTTTGCCCGCACCGGCAGACGCCCTGCAGACGGTACGCCAGCGCCTGCTGCCTGCCACCGCCCTGGCACCGGTACTGCAGCGGCCAGGCGCGGGGGTGCCGCCGCGCACACCCTATCCGCCACCCGTGCTGGCATCCCGCCCGCCGGTCATGCCGGCGCAGCAGTGGCTGGCAGCCCGGCTGCAGCAGACGCGCGCTGCCACACCGGCGCGGCAGCCGCCAGGGCGTATCTTGTTCTCGCCGCAGATCACCCTGCAGCCGGGCACGGCCAAGGAGGTACAGCAGCAGGTCAAGCAGGCGATGCAGCTTTCCTTTGCCGAGTTCGAGCGCATGATGAAGCGCTACGAAGCCGACAAGCAACGCCGCAGCTATGGAGGTAACAGCTGATGTATGCCGTATTGGGTGAGATCGAATTCGACCTGATTACCTATTTCGACGGTATGGAAGCGCGCTTCGGCAGCGACTACGCCGAACACGCGCTGATCGGCGGCAAGCCGGCGCTGCAGTTCGTCGGCGACAAGCTGGACGAAATTCGCATCGACCTGGTGTTTCACGCTACCTACTGCCACCCGGAGGCCGAGCTGACCCGCCTGCGCGGGGCCATGCAATTACGCACCGCCTTGGCGCTGGTACTGGGCAATGGCGACTACAAAGGCCGCTTCGTCATTACCGAGCTGCAGGCCACTGGCCGCCATACCGACCGCACCGGCAGCCTGCTGGCGGCGGAGGCACAGCTGTCGCTGAAAGAGTTCACCGGCCAGGCGCGTAAGCCCCAGGCCCCCGCGCTACAGGGGCTCACCAGCGCGCGCTTGCCGGCCAGCCGGGTACCGCTAGCCAAGCCTTTTCCGCAGGCCAGCGGCGTGCTGCTAAAAGCCAACGCGGGCGGCCTGGGCCTGGCGGTGGCGCGCGCCAAGAGTGCGCTGGCCACCACCCATGGCGTGATCCGAACGCTGCAGGGCTTGCGCAGCCTGGCTGGCCGCGACCCATTGGCGGTCATCGGCCGCCTGCCGGGGGTAATGCGCGACGCCCAGGGTGTGCTGCCCGGCCTGGGGCTGGCCAGCGTCAGCATCCAGCAGTTTGGCCAGCTCGCCGCCACGGCCGGCGATACCGAGCGGCTGGCCAAGGGGCTGGCGCGGGTCAAAAGCGACCTGGCCTCGCTGCCTGGCCTGCTGTCCGGCGCCGATGGCCACAACCTGCCGGGCAAGTTGTCGGCGGCCGGCGGCCTGAGCGAGCGCACCGCACAAGAGCTGGACGCGCTGGCGGTACCGCTGGCGCGTCTGGCCGCCAAAGCTGCCACGCGCAGCACCCTGTCCTGAGGCCCGCCATGTACCTGAACCACCTGACCCAAGACGGCGACCGCTGGGACACCCTGGCCTGGCGCTACTACGGCGACGTCAAACACCTGGCGCTGCTGATTGCGGCCAACCCGCACGTGCCGGTGCAGGACGTACTGCCCGGTGGCCTGAACCTGGCCATCCCGGTGATCGAGGCCGAGGCCGCCACCGCGCTGGAGGCGCTGCCACCATGGAAACGCTGAACGACTACCGGCTGGCGGAGGTGCCGGCACCGGCCTTCGACCTGGCCTACAACGGCAAGGCCATCACCGCCGACATTGCCCCCTTCGTGCTGGGCATCACCTACACCGACCACTTGTCGGGTGAGTCGGACGAGCTGGATGTCGAGCTGGAAGACAGCGACGGCCGCTGGCTGGACAGCTGGTACCCGGACAAGGGCGCAGCGCTCACGCTGGCGCTGGGTTACCTGGGCACGCCGCTGGTGCCCGTTGGCCGCTTCGATATCGACGAGGTCGGCTACCAGGCACCACCGTCCACTGTCCGTATCCGCGCCCTGGCCACCGGCGTGCAGCAGGCCGTCCGCACCCGCAAAGGCCGTGCCTACGAGAAGACCACGCTGGCGGCCATCGCCCAGCGCGTGGCCAAGGCGCACAAGATGACGCTGGTGGGCAAGATCGACGCCATCGCCATCGACCGCGCCACGCAGTACCACGAGACCGATCTGGCCTTCCTCGCCCGCCTGGCCGGCGAGTACGGCTACGCTTTCAAGGTCACCGAGAACAACAGCAAGCTCGTGTTCTGGATGCATGCTGATCTGCACCTGGCCAAGGCCGTGCGCAGCTACGGCCCGGCGCAGCTGCTCAGCTGGCAGGCCACCGACAAGCTGAGCAACGTGCCAGCCGCGGCCCGGGTGAAATACCACGACCCGCAGCGCAAGCAGCTGGTGGTGTACGGTGTGCAAAACGGCGAGACCACGGTGACGGGTAACGCTGATGGTGGCAAGGACAGCAGCGCCGACACCGTCAAGCTCACCCGCCGTGCGCCGACCAAGCAGGCCGCCGAGGCGCAGGCCCGCGCCCACCTGGATCGCCGCCTGCTGGACCGCACCCGCATGGAGGTCACACTCGAGGGCGACCCGGTACTGGCTGCCGGCAGCGTGATCACGCTGACCGGGCTGGGCAAGCTGTCCGGCCGCTACACCATCACCCGCGCCACCCACCGCATCAGCCGGGGCGAGGGCTACCTCACCACGCTGGAACTAAAGCGCGTGGCACCGGCCGCCAAAGCCCAGCGCACCAGTAAGAAGCCGGCCGCACCCAAGAGGCTGACGGTGTACGGCGTGAAGGACGGCAAAGTGCAGGCAGTAGGCACTACAACCAAGAAGAAACCGACATGAACGAGACCTTTACCGAAGCCGGCACCACGCTGAAATTCGGCACCGTGGCCGCCGTGGACGAACAGACCCTGCGCGTGCGGGTGCGCCTGCCGGAGCTGGACAACCTGCGCACCGCCTGGCTACCCGTGCTGGCGCGTAAAGCGGCGCGGGACAAGGACTACTGGCTGCCCGACCTGGGCGAGCACGTGGCGGTGCTGCTGGATGCACGCGGCGAAGACGGCGTGGTGCTGGGCGCCATCTTCTCGGAGGCCGACGCGGTGCCGGTGGCCAGCCGCGACAAATGGCACCGCCGCTTTGCCGACGATACCGAGCTGGAATACGACCGCGCCAGCCACGTGCTGACGATCAAGGGCGGCATCCAGCAGGTGATCGTCGAGGTCGGCGCCACCATCCTGCTACGTGCCGGCAGCAAGGTAACCATCGACGCGCCAGACACCGAAGCCACCGGCAACCTGCTGGTGCAGGGCAAGCTGACCTACCAGGGCGGCATGGCCGGCTCGGGTGGCGGTGGTGCAGCCGCCACCATCAGCGGTGGCGTGCAGGTTACGGGAGATGTGCAGGTTGACGGAAATATCACCGCCAGTGGCAGCGTGATGGATGGTGGGGGTAACTCGAACCACCATAGCCATTAGGGTTTGGGTTTATCTCGCTGCTCGATACCTTGCAGCTTCTTTTCAGGGATTGTCTGGTATAACTCCGCGATCTGCTTGGGTTCTGTGATCATTTTTTCCACAATCAGATTTACCAGTTTGAAGAGTGCAGCTACGGCCTCGGGACTATCATTCAAATCCAGCTCTCCGGGGTGTACTGCCTCGTTACCGATTACCCGCACGGTGTCTAGTGCCTGTTGTAGCGTTCTAGGCAAGCCTTTGTCGACTAGACGACCAATATCCTGATTGATGTCTCGACCAGGTTCACCAAAGTGCTTGCAGAGTTTCTGGACAACCAGCCGCAGCAAGGCGGCTGCAGCCCGAGGAGAGCGGGCAAAGATGTCGCGCGCCTCCATGTAGTCGTCGCGGCAGTTTTCTGGCAGGTCGGGGTTGGGCATCGGTGCAGTGCTAATAGATGGAAATACCTGAAAACTTTTCTCAGCTGCAATCCGGTTATATTCATGAAAATCGTGTGGTCGCATCCCTTCATTTAGTTTAGTCAGACGTTCTCCTAACCAGTAGGCATGATCCTCGCAGACATCGCAAGTGACTCGATGCATGTGAACGTCAACCCTACCTTTACCTTCCAGGAAGATATAGCAGGGGAACCAATGCATCTGTGTGTGTGCATTGCAATGCGGGCAGTTGAATGCTTTTTTGTAAAAGGCAGGTGCGACGTAGTGCATAGTCATCTCCGAATGTCATACCCCGATTCTAACCCGCTTTACTAGCCCATGCCCCCGGCCGGCGACATCCTGTCGCCATGACCCGGCTATCTGACATTTCCTCCCTGCACTGGCAGCCCGCCCTTGGCGGCGACGGCGTCGTCGAAAACGTCGACGACATCCACCAGGCTATCCGCGTGATCCTGCGCACCCCCAAGGGCGCCGATCCGCTGCGGCCGCAGTTTGGCAGCAAGCTGCACCCGTATCTCGATTACCCGGTGGACCGCGCCCGGCCGCACGTGGTGCGCGAGGTGGTGGAAGCCATTAGCGACCCACTGTACGGCGAGCCGCGTGTCACCGTACAGCGCGTGCTATTTGACCACCTCACGCCTGGCCACGTCCGCCTGCGGGTGCAATCTCGCCTGGCGGGCGGCGTACAGATCGAGACGGAGGTGGCGCTATGAGCGACCTCCCGAAGTTCATTACCGACGACCCGACTGCGGTCACCCAGGAGCTGATCAGCGCCTACGAGGCGATGACCGGCAAGACGCTGTACCCGGCCCATGTCGACCGCCTGATGATCGACCTGATTGCCTACCGCGAGAGCGTGACCCGCGCCGCTATCAACGACACCGGCCGCCAGAACCTGGTGGCCTTCGCCCGCGCCCCGATGCTGGACTATCTGGGCGAGCTGGTGGGGGTAAGCCGGCTGCCGGCACAAAGCGCCCGCTGCACCGTGCGCCTGACCTTCACCGAAGCCCTGGCAAGCAGCCTGGCTATCCCCGCCGAGACCCGCGTCGAGACCGGCAGCGGTGTGCAGTTCCAGACCGAAGCGCAGATCATCGTCCCGGCCGCCGCCACCTATGCCGACCTGGCTGTGGTGGCGATCGAACCCGGCGCGGCTGCCAACGGCTACTTGCCGGGCCAGGTGAATGCGCTGGTCGACGACGTGGGTGTGGATGTGGAGACGGTGGCCAACCTAGGCGTGACGCAGGGCGGGGCTGACGAGGAAACCGACGACCGCCTGCGCGATCGCATCCGCCTGGCGCCGGAGAGCTTCACCGTGGCCGGCAGCCGCCTGGCGTACCGCCACCACGCCCTGCGTGCGCATCAGGACATTGTGGACGTGGCGGTGGTGGGCCCGCAGCTGGTGCTGCAGAACGGCCAGCTGGTCTCGCAAAACGGTGTGCCACCGGGCGTGGTGCGGCTGTTTCCGCTGCTGAAGTCCGGCCTGCCGGACGCGGCCACGCTGGCGGCGGTGGCCGCTGCCTGCAGCGCGGACAAAACACGGCCGCTGACCGACCTGGTCGACGTGTTGCCACCAGTGGCATACCCCTACACGATTCGTGCCCGACTGACCCTGTTCAGCAGCGCCGATGCCCGCGCCACGCTGGATGCCGCCCACGATGCGGCGGCCGCTTACACACTCGCCCAGTCCGCCGCCATGGGCCGCGACCCGGTGCCGTCGCAGATCGTCGCGGTGCTGTCGGTGGCCGGCGTGTACCAGGTAGAGCTGTTGGCCCCACTGCAGGCGCTGGCTGTGCCGCCGCAAGGGTGGGCGCATTGCACCGGGATCAGCGTAGAGCTGGCGGGAGGCATCGATGGCTGACCGCCTGCAGCAGACCGCTGTGCCGGGCGTACTGGCCAATGATCCACGCTTCGGCCCGCTCGCCACCCTGACCGAGCGCTTTTCTCGGCTCGACCTGTCGACACTGCTGGTTTACCTGGTCGACCTGGTCGGCACCGACCTGCTGCCGGTGCTGGCCGAGCAGATGCATGTGATGGGCGACGAAGGCTGGCTGCTGGCCAATACCGACGACCAGCGCCGCACCCTGATCAAGCGGGCCGCCCTGCTGCACCGCTACAAGGGCACGGTGTGGGCCGTGAAGGAAGTGTTCGGCGTACTGGCCGTGGACGTGGAACTGGTGGAGTGGTGGCAGCAGCAGCCGGCGGCCGCACCGTACACCTTCGCGCTGACAGCCTGGGTCAACAGCAACTTGTTGCCTGGCGCACCGGTGCTGACGGCCGGGCTGTACGAGCGGCTGCAGCGCATGGTGGACATGGTGAAACCGGTACGCGCCAGCTTCGACTTCAAGCTGGGCGTGCGCTTCGACCAGCCCGCCTGGTCGCTGGCCAACGCCCAGCAAGCTGCCGCTGTCGGCCGCTGGGACAGCACCACCCAGGCCGTGCAACCAACGCCTGCCGGGCAGCCGCTGCGCCTGGCCAACACCCAGCACACCCACGCCGCTGCCCGATCCAGCGCCACACCGGCCGCCGTGCAACCGGCAGCCACCCTCAACCCTGTGCGGCTGGCCAATGTGGTGCGGCCGCTTTCCTTTCTCAGCGTCACCATGGAGGCCCGATGAATACGCCCTTATTACCGACGATGACCGAGGCCGGCCTGAACGCCATCTGGCGCGCATCCGGTGACGGTGTGGCGGCCCAGATCACCCATATCGCGCTGGGCGACGCCGCGTATACACCCAACCAGGGCATGACGCGGCTGCAAGCCGAGCGCGCCCGCTACCCGGTGGCCGATGGCAAACAGCTATCCAGCCGCCAGATCCACCTCACCGCGCTGGCCGATGGCAATACCGAGTTCTGGGTGCGCGAGGTGGGCTTTTACCTGGCCGACGGCACCTGCCTGGCGCTGTGGAGCGACCCGGCGCGGCCCCTGGCTTACAAAGCCGCCGGGGTCGACCTGCTGCTGGCCTACGACCTCACGTTGTCGGCGGTGCCGGCCGACAGCGTCACCGTGCACAGCACCGGCGCCGGGCTGAACCTGGCCATGGCCGAGGAATTCGCCACGCTGGCCAGCGCCATGGTGGCGCTGCAGCACCTCACCCTGAAACCCTATCTGCAAGGAAACCACCCATGAGCCTGGAACAACAGATCGCCACCCTAGTGGGGCGTACGGCCAACCTGCTGGACGAGGTGGCCGCCAAGATGGCGCACATCGACCAGCGCGTTACCCAGAAACGTGACGAACTGGAGGCATGGCGTGGCAGCCATCTGGACGAGCATGCCGCCATGGCCATCAACTTCAATGCCCGTATGACAGCCCATGGCGGCAGCGGGCCGAACACGCTGCCACTGGCCATGGGCGTGAATGCCGGCGGGGACTTCTGGAGCAAGTTCGATGCCGAGCTGATCCCGGTCCGCAGTGGCACCGACCCGTTGACACGCCCGCCCGTCGTGCGCGAGTTGCTGCAATACATGGGCTGCGACCGTGAACACTTTTCCGGCTGGTTCGACATTCTCAAACTCACCATCAAGAGCATCGGCAGCGGCTTTGGCCCCTATGTGTTCCACATACCCTACCAGCACGTAAAGGTGGGCACGTTCAACAGCGTGGTGATGTACCACAAGATCATCGGCGGGGCGGACTGGAGCTGGATGAACAATGGCGTCAAAGGGCAGTGGCATCAGGTTACCCACCACGCCAACAGCAACGATGCCGGTGGCTACAACCATGTGGATATCGGCATAGGTGGCCTGGCAGGCGTGGGGGACACCCTCTACCTCGCACTGCCGCAAATCATACCGGGCAAGTGGAATCCGGCCCGCCGCTGCCCGCAGCTTTACAACGTGTACGACATCGTTCTGGATGTCGTTGCCAGCGGCGCCCCTCCGGCAGGCATGCTGGGGGGATCCTTTGCCGGCATCAGCAACCTCAATCGCTAAGGACATCCCATGACCCACCTGCCAGACAGCCATTCCGACCGTGACGGCAACCATACCCTGATCATGACCAGTAGCGGCCTGGCCTCACCAGACGCCCTGCAACAGGCGGCACTACGCGCCGAGCGCAACCGGCGCCTGGCCGAGTGTGACTGGACGCAGATCGCCGATGCCCCACTGGACAAAGCACAGAAAACCGCCTGGGCCGCCTATCGCCAGGCCTTGCGTGATGTACCGGAAACGACTGCCGGGCTACATGACGTCATGTGGCCGGAGCAGCCATGAAACTGCCCCACCTGGTGATCTACACCGACCGCCTGCCGGACGGGGTGGCCGGTGCGGCCAACGGCCCGCTGGTGCGCATCCGCCCGGCCTACCGCAGCGATGCCGGCCTGCACGCGCACGAGTACCGCCATGTACAACAGTGGTACCACGCGGCCGCCATGACCGCCGCCATGCTGGCCTGCCTGGCCATGGCCAGCGGTTTGCCATGGTGGCAGCTGCTGCCCCTGCTGCCTGCCAGCTTGGCCAGCCACCCGCTGGCCTACCTGCTGTGGCCGCGCTACCGGCTGTGGGCCGAGCTGGAAGCCTACCGTGTGCAGATGCGCTACGGCCTGGACGCCGACACGGCGGCGGCCAGGCTAATGAGCCCGTGCTATGGATTCGGATTGAAAGACAAGGAAGCGCGCCGCCTGCTGGGCGCGTAAGGGAGAGACAGCGACCGGCTGGGTGCGCTAACACCCGGCCGGCCAGCTGACCCGCAGAGCTAGCCTGCAAGTCAACCCAAGGCCGCCTACCGTAGGCCTACGGTGAGTCAAGCCTATCGGTGATTTTCACATTTGGAAAGAGGCTTGCAGATGTTACAAGCAACAGCAACACCCATCGTGCCCTGGATCGGCGGTAAACGCCGGCTGGCAAAGCATATCCTGCCGCTGTTCCCGCAGCACACCTGCTACGTAGAGCCATTCTGTGGCGCCGCTGCACTGTATTTCATGAAAGCACCGGCCAAGGTAGAGGTCATCAACGACGTCAATGGCGAGCTGGTGAATCTGTACAGGGTAGTACGTCACCACCTCGAGGCCTTCGTGCAGCAATTCAAATGGGCGCTCACCTCGCGGCAGATATACCACTGGCTACAAACCACACCGGAAGAAACCCTTACCGACATCCAGCGTGCCGCGCGGTTCTTCTACCTGCAGAAGATGGCCTTTGGTGGCAAGGTGGAATCACAAACTTTCGGCACGGCCACCACCAGCCCACCCAAACTGAACCTGCTGCGCCTGGAGGAAGACCTGTCAGCCGCACACCTGCGCTTGAGCCGTACCTACATCGAAAACCTGGACTGGGCCGACTGCATCCGCAAATACGACCGCGAACACACACTGTTTTACTGCGACCCGCCGTACTGGGGTACCGAAGGCTATGGCGTCGACTTCGGCCTGCACCAGTACCAGCGCGTGGCCGAGCTGGCCAAAACCATCCAGGGGCGCATGATTATCTCGGTCAACGACATCCCGGAAATGCGCCAGGCATTCCACGGGCTGACCATCGACCGGGTAGACATCAACTACACCGTGGGCGGTGCCGGCCGCAGCAAGGACAAGAAAGGAGAGTTGATTATCCGCAACTGGTGA